CGCCGCCAATGCTGTTCAAAAAGAATCAGTAAATTTTCGAAATGACGAATTGAGCAGAATTGTAAGTTTGGTACAGTATCGATAATTGAGCAATCGAGTCGGATTTAGAGCAAGATTCCTCTTGCAAACATAAATAAAAGTGCGTATACTATGTATATGCACTTTTTGTTTTTATGCAGTGATGCATAAAACATACAGGCAAAACAGCAGAAATGCAAACACAAAGGCTATTAATAGGAGAACAATTATGGCAACTTTAGCTGAAATACGAGCAAAACTTAAGGCATCTGAATCCAAGGGTTCAGGAGAAAGAACAGGCGGAGATAAATCAATTTATCCCTTCTGGAACTTGAAAGAAGGTGGCGAATCCACAATGCGATTCCTCCCTGATGGCAACACAGACAACACATTTTTCTGGGTTGAGCGTGCCATGATCAAACTTCCCTTTGCAGGCATCAAAGGCGAAACCGAAAGCAAAAACATCACAGTACAAGTACCCTGCGTAGAAATGTATGGAGACACATGTCCCATTTTGGCTGAAGTAAGAGCGTGGTTCAAAGACCCTGCACTGGAAGACATGGGTCGCAAGTACTGGAAAAAACGCAGTTACATTTTCCAAGGTTTTGTTGTTGAAGATGGACTCGGCGAACCAGCAAGCGAGCAACCAGAAAATCCAATCCGTCGTTTCATTATTGGCCCACAAATTTTTACATCAATTCGTGCGGCACTTGTTGATCCAGAATTGGAAGATTTGCCAACCGACTTAGTGCATGGCCTAGACTATCGCATGAAAAAAACTTCCAAGGGCGGCTATGCTGACTACTCAACCAGCTCATGGGCTCGCAGAGAGCGTCCACTCAGCGATGCAGAACAAGCTGCAATCAAGACTTACGGACTTTACAATCTAAATGACTTCTTGCCCAAGAAACCCAGTGAAGTTGAGCTCAAGGTCATGAAAGAAATGTTTGAAGCAAGTGTCGATGGCGAGGCATATGACATGGATCGTTGGGGACAATATTTCAAACCAGCTGGCATGAGCCAAAACACTGGTGATCCTAATCGATCAACTCCTAAAGCTAGCACACCCGTGTCAGCGGCATCACACGATGATCAAGACGATGTTCCAACACCAATCGCCAAACCAACTTCGGTGTCAAAAGCTGAAGCACCAACAGGTGGCGACAGTCGTGCGCAAGACATCTTGGCCATGATTCGTAATCGTCAAAAAGCATAAAGCAAAACACGGCTCGAGCCTCTGCAATCTAGTTGCACGCTCGGGTTATCTTTTTAGGAGAAACAACATATGGCAACGAAAGCATTTGATCTTTCAAAATTTAGAAAAACCTTGACCAAAAGTATTGACGGTCTTGGTGTGGGATTTAACGATCCTACAGATTGGATCAGTACAGGCAACTACACGCTTAACTATTTGATCAGCGGTGATTTTCACAAAGGTATTCCTTTAGGCAAGGTTACTGTGTTTGCAGGCGAATCTGGAGCAGGAAAGAGTTTTATCTGTTCAGGCAATCTAGTGCGTAATGCACAAGCACAGGGCATCTATGTTATCTTGATTGATACAGAAAATGCTCTTGACGAAAAATGGCTGCATGCCCTTGATGTAGACACCAGTGAAGATAAACTTCTTAAACTCAACATGGCCATGATTGATGATGTGGCTAAAACAATTCACGAGTTCATGAAAGAGTACAAAGAAATGGCAGAGCGTCCCAAAGTGCTATTTGTCATAGACTCATTGGGTATGTTGCTTACCCCCACTGACATTAACCAGTTCCAAGCTGGTGACATGAAAGGAGACATGGGTCGTAAACCTAAAGCACTCACATCATTAGTCCGTAACTGTGTCAACATGTTTGGATCTTATAATGTAGGCATGGTATGTACAAACCACACATACGCAAGTCAGGACATGTTTGATCCGGACGACAAGATCTCGGGTGGACAAGGCTTTGTTTATGCCAGTTCAATTGTTGTTGCCATGAAAAAACTCAAATTAAAAGAGGACGAGGATGGCAACAAGGTGTCAGATGTCATGGGCATTCGTGCATCATGCAAGATCATGAAAACTCGTTACAGCAAGCCATTTGAAACAGTGCAGATCAAGATTCCATATGAGACCGGAATGAATCCCTATTCGGGCATGGTAGACATGTGTGAAAAAGCTGGATTGCTAAAACAAGATGGCAACAGACTCAAGTGGATTGATCCAGAGACAGGCGAGGAATTCAAGTTCTACCGAAAAGAATGGAAAGATGATAAATTAGATATGATAATGAATAAGTTTCATATCAAGACTACAACTACCATTCCTGAGGAGATACAAGAACATGTTGAATGAAACACAAGTGGGTGACATCTGGTTGAACTTTGTTGAATACATAGACAAAAAACAACTAGAAACAGTGGCAGAGCGATATGTGGACATGCTGGCAGATTTCGGAGTGCCTGACAAAGTGCTTCAGAGTGCTGCGGGCGTGGATGAGATATTGGATCAAGCCATTGCCTATTATCTTAATGATGAAGAAGACGGTGAAGACTACGACGAACTGGAGTTTTGATGGGGTGGTACACCGACATAGCCAAAGACATTTCACACATACCTGATGCAGTGGCCTACTTTGAAGGCGAGCTGAATGATGCCAGAAAAGAGTGTAAACTGTTTGGAAATGTTGAACGGGCCGCTGCTAGCATGCCCGGTGTAGTCGAGGAACGATTCAGTCAACTACAAGAAATCGAAGCCATATTGGAGTACCTCAATATTGAACTGAGAAGACTCAAAAGCCAACACTTTAGAAAATATCTAGAAAACTATCAACGAGCATTAAGTTCTCGCGACTGTGAACGATATGTGGAAGGTGAGGCTGATGTGGTCGACTTTGAAAAGATTATCAACGAGTTTGCACTCTTGAGAAACAAATGGTTGGCCATAATCAAAAGTCTTGATCAAAAGCAGTGGCAAATCACCAACATAGTGAAACTGCGGGTAGCTGGCATGGAAGATGCTTCCGTGTGACCATTTGTAAAAAATCTCCGCTAGGTCTCAATGAGGCATATTTTCATAACTCTTGACCTTTGGTTAATGCCAGTGTACACTTACTAACATGCACACAATTGACAATTTGCTACTAACTATATTGGACTGCCAGGATCCCAATCTAGAACAGACCATCAACGCCAAGGATGCCAAAGTATTGCGAAGCATAGGTGTCAGTGTCAACAGTTCTGTATTCATAACAGAAAATCAAAGCAGACTCCTTATCAAACTGCTTAGGGAAAATTGTAATACACTTACCAATTTGGTAAGTGAAATTGGTGACAGCTTGTCTAATCCCACCTGGTCGAGGCGTTTTAGATACATCGACCAGGTGAGGAAACTTTATATAGAAAAAAATCATGATCAAGAGTCTCGATTGGTTGTTGAGTTCACATTTAATAGTGAAATTAGAAAACTCATGGGCTCGCTTAACGGCAAGGTAGAAAATTTTGATTCTTCTAGTAATGGCAGATTATGGTTTGCAGATTTAACAGAAAAAAACATAGTGCTATTGGTCGATGCCCTACAGCCAATGAATTTTGAGATTGACGAAATGATCAAACATCATTACGGTACCATAAAATCCTGGTCTCTTGACCTGGTCAAGGAGCAGTTTGCCATCAGCAACATTGACAACAAAAACTTTCAAACAGCCATTACAGCAGATCTTGGCATTGCAACGGAGATAGACAAAAACATCATCAACGACAGAAGCATGCGCTACTGTTATCATGTGGATGGCAAAAAAAATCCCGGTGAAAACTTGGTTGAATATTTGGCCAACAGACCTACCACACGCATCTGGGTCGACAAAAATCAACACAGTTTAGCAGATGTGTTGGCCGCACTGTTAGAATTGAAACGTTTGCCTCTGCTGGTTGTATTTGACAACATGACCAATGACAAACTTATTAACAACCTTGAAATTTTGTCAAATGCTGTGAAAACACATGGGCTTGATGATGCAGTGGGCGTGTATTTTAGATTGCCTGGACAGGATCTAGGAAAAAAATTCAATGGTTTGATAGCACAAAACAACTACAATCATAGGCTGGATATGGATCTCAAAGTTGCGGCTCTCAGCAGTGGCAAGATCCCAAAATTCTTTTTAAACAGTACCTGGAAGCCCATGAGTGTGCTAGGGTTGGACACTAGAATGGGGTTGCGTCATGGCAAGACCTCAGTGTATACTAATTGCTGTGATCTTGTGATTGAGTATGCAGAAGAAAAAAGCATACTGGAGATTAGAAAAATATTATGGCAGTGAAATTGGTTATCAGAGATGAAGTAAACATCAAATTTGAGGGTCTAAGCCTTGAAGCTCGTAAAAAACTTGCCAACAAATTCAAGTATGAAGATCCCACCGCCAGATATCGTCCAGCATACAGACTAGGAAGATGGGATGGCAAAGTCAGCATGTTTGGTTTAGGAGGCAATGGTTATCTCAGCCAGCTAGAACAGTGTCTTGTACTGCTGGGAGACATGGATGTGGCTGTGGATGAACTGGAAGACCTGCGCTCCACTCCAAAGATTGAATTCGTACCAGTAACTGAAACCTATTGGGCTGATCAAGGCAAAGTATGGCCCAAAGGACATCAGCAGGCGGGACAGCCCATCATGCTGCGTGACTATCAGGTGGATGCTGTGAACACATTTTTGACCAATACACAGAGTCTGCAAGAGATTGCAACTGGTGCTGGCAAGACCATTACTACTGCTACTCTCAGTCAGTTGGCAGAAAAATATGGCAGAACAGTAACCATTGTGCCCAACAAGAGTCTAGTGGAACAAACTGAAGAGGACTTTGTGGCAGTGGGACTGGATGTGGGTGTTTACTATGGAGATCGCAAGGATTTGGGTCGAACACACACCATATGCACTTGGCAAAGTCTAAATATACTGGACAAGAAAAGCAAGAACTGGAGTGAGGATATGGCCATGACCCTAGCAGAATTTCTCGACGGAGTTAAAACTGTTATTGTTGACGAAGTACACATGGCCAAAGCAGAAGTCCTAAAGAATTTGCTAACTCAAAATCTGTGTAATGCGCCAATTCGCTGGGGTTTGACAGGCACTGTGCCCAAGGATGCATTTGAAGCAGAACCCATATTTGCTAGCATAGGTCCAGTAGTGGGCGGTATTAAGGCTCATGAATTGCAAGAGATGGGGGTGCTCAGTAATCTGCATGTGAATGTGTTGCAGTTGATTGATCTGCCAGAGTTCAAGACCTATCAAGAAGAATTGAAATATCTAGTTACCAATCGTGACAGAATGACATACATCAGCAAGCTGATCAAGGGATTATCGGATTCAGGCAACACCTTGATCCTGGTAAACAGGATCGATACGGGCAAACTGATAGCAGAAATGATAGAAGATGCCACATTTATTTCGGGTGAAGTAAAAGGCAAAGATCGCAAAGAGGAGTACAAGGATCATGCAACGATGGATAATAAGATTACTATTGCAACTTATGGAGTTGCTGCTGTGGGTATTAATATTCCCCGTATTTTTAATCTGGTTCTGCTGGAGCCTGGTAAAAGTTTTGTTAGGGTCATTCAAAGCATAGGAAGAGGTATTAGAAAAGCCGAGGACAAGGATTTTGTGCAAATTTGGGATTTGACCAGTACCTGTAAATTTGCCAAGCGCCACCTCACAACAAGAAAGAAATTTTACAAGGACGCCAAATATCCATTTAGTTTAGAAAAAGTGGATTGGCACAAATAGGAATCATGCAGATATTAACACTAGACAACAAGACATTTTCACTGAACAATTTGCCCGAAGAAGTGGACGAAAACACCAGATTTGCTGTACTGGACAACAGCAATCCCAATGAGCCTGATTTCTTTTTCATGCCTTTGATTTTTCTAGAAAGCTTCAATGCCCCGGCCATGGTGTTGCGAATAGGTGAGGATGAAATTGCCATGCCCTTGGATTGGTGTATTGCAGTGGGAGATAGCTCCAGTAGCTGTGACATTGAAATATTACCTTTGACCAGCTTGAATGATAGAGGATTTGAAGCATTAATATTCAATCCGTTGAGTTCATTTAGAGTGGAGTTCAAGAAAATAGAGATTGTGAATTTCTATAATGATGTCAAATGGTATTTTCCCAAGATGAAAAACGGTCAACTACTGAGTACTCCTACTAGGGGGGGCCACAAGCCCGATTGTGCCTATTTTGTAAAAGAAATGAGCAGACAAAATGAAATTATTCAACTGGATAAAATTTTGTAATATGGGCAACCTTAAACCAGGCGTACCACTGATACACGAACGAGTAGACGGTGTAGTATATACAAGAGAATTTGGCGCAGATCCTATGACTAGAAAAATAACAGGTTGGGATTACGATAAAGATGATCCCAAGTTTGATCCGCGCACCTCGGATGGCAGGCCCTTGCACGATCATATAATGGAAGATAAACTTTGGAAAGAAATTCGGCGAGAATCCAAGACCAACACCACTTTACAAAAGGCTCTGGACCGTGCTATAATGATATACAAACTTAGCAAAGACAAATTATGAGCGAAAAGATTGAACTCAAAGAGAAATTAGCGGCTGTGGATCTAGATGCCCGCTCCCTTTGGGACGACATGGACGATGCTCAACGAAAAAGTCTCAAGAATGAGTTTTACATACTCAACAGATATGTCAGCAGTGCTACCAATCAAAGTAGAGAAGTACAGGAACACTTTGTGTTGAGTGTAAACGAATACTTCAACAAGCATTGGAACACTTTGCAAAAACATCCCAAGCTCATGTGGCTGTTGTTGTGCATGTGTAGCTACAATAAGGAAAAAGTTTTTTATCACGAATGGATAGGATTCAAGAAAAAAGCCGGCATAAACAACAAAAAGGTAAGATTTCTTGAAGAATTTTATCCCAACATGAAGCAGGATGAATTGGAACTACTTAGTCTCAAGACCACAGACAAGGAACTCAAAGACTTAGCAAGGCAACATGGCATGGATGAATCTGTGATCGCAAAAAAATTAAAATGATAGCGTTGACTCCGCAACCATATGCATGTGCTTACTGCAACAAAGAATTCATGCATGAAAAAACATTATTTGTGCACGTTTGCGAACAGAAACGCAGACGCTTGGCACAAAGTGATAGGCATGTGGTGTTGGCCTTTGAAACATTTCAAAAATTTTATCATCTTAATCAGCCCAACAGTAAACTGGACAAGACATATGAAGATTTTTGTAAAAGCAGTTATTACAATGCGTTTGTAAAGTTTGGCAGCTTTGTTAGTAATGTCAATCCTCTATACCCTGAAAGATTTATTACCTATGTGGTTAGATCCGGAGTCAAACTTGATCACTGGTGTAGAGACGAAATCTATGAACAGTATGTGTTCGATCTTATAAGAAAAGAAACTGTGGAAACGGCTCTCCAAAGATCAATCCAAACCATGATGGCATGGGCAGATGACCACGATGCAGCGTGGAATCACTATTTTTTGTATGCAAGTCTCAGCAGAGCCTGCTATGATATCAAAGACGGCAAAATCAGTCCTTGGCTGATCTTGAACAGTGCATCGGGCAAGGCCATGTTGCAAAAATTCAGCGATGAGCAGTTGAGCCACATACAAAACATAATTGATCCTCCGTTCTGGGTGAGCAAGTTTAGAAAACTGTCCCATGATATGGAATTGGTAAAACAAGTGGTTAAAGAAAGTGCCATCTAATGCCAGATATTGACATCGACTTTGCTGATAGAAATATTGCCTTGAACGTGCTACGGCACATTGATGCACGGATTGATGCAGATAAAAAACACAACACCGGCATATATTGTACTTGTATTCCGTACAATGCTGTCAGCGGCATCAGCACTATTGACTACAAAACAGCGGAAGAAAGAGGATATTTTAAATTAGATTTTTTGAATGTCAGTGTATATGAAGGCGTCAAAAACAAGCAACATTTGACAAAATTAATGGAGACAGAACCACCATGGGAACTACTGGAACAGGACGAATTTACGAATCTGCTATTTCACGTGAATGGGCACGGGCGAGTATTGAGGAAGCTGAAACCGAAAGATATCGAACAGCTCGCGGCTTGCCTGGCAATAATACGCCCCGCGAAAAAACACTTGCTAGACAAATCGTGGAACGACATAATGAAAGAAGTATGGGTAAAACCAACGACTGAAGAGTATTATTTTAAGAAAGCACATGCCGTAGCATACGCACATGTAGTTGTGGTGCAGATGAACCTAATTTGCGAAAATTTATCTAACCTTTCTAACTAGTTGCACACTGCGACGTTTTACTCGTTTCATGGTGAGATTCATGAGATTGACCACTGGGCCCATTATGATTCTGGTGTCCTTGCTGTTGAATGTTTTGACGGCATAGGCAAAAGGTTGTATGTCATCCTTGCAGAACACATTGATGGGAAACTGACGATTTGACTCCCACCACCATATTTCTCCCACTTGTAAAAACTTAGTTTTTTCTGCCGGAGTTTTCAACGCATTAAGATCATAGAAACTGGTCACATACTGATCCTGATTTATTATTATGCCCACATATTCATCATCACCGTAGTTGATTACACTTATGAAGGGTAGATTTTGTTCTATTTCGTCTCTTAATTTTGCCATAAATAATAGTAAAGGTCCAGTGCAATGCAAAAAGTTCAAAGTTATTTATATCCTAATAGAGTAATTCTTATTGCCGATTTGGCTGGATTCACCGTGGAGAACACAATAGTGTACGCAAAAACAATAAAAATATATCAGGGTGTAGACAATGTGATACAGTTCGACATACAGAATGCTGATCAAAAAAGATTGGAACTGATCACCGCACCCAGCATCACTCAGCTCAAGATGAATCTTATGGACAGCGAAGGCAATGCATTACCTAATAGTCCTTACACTTTGTTAACAACCAGCACCAAGGGCATTGCTACGGTGACCATACCACGAGCACATACAGCAACACTTAAACATCAATTTCTCAAATACAGTATCACAGGAATAGATGCTCTAAGTCGCACAGTGCCTTTGTATACCGATAGTAGATTCAGTGCCGTGGGTAATATTGACTTGGTGACTTCGGCAGTGCCGATCATTCGTACCAGCACCGTGTTTGACAGATTCAGCGGGGAGATCAATTTCATGGGAAATGTGATTAATCACACCAGTGCTGTGCCTTGCAGATTTTATGAAGCAATTGCCAGTCAAACCATCAGCTTCAGTGTGAAACTATCCAATTTTATAGGCACCATATATGTGGAAGCCACAGAGGACAGCACCATTAGTGTAAACTCATTTACAGATGCTGTGAAACTGCAAAGCATGACATACAATACTGCTACCACAACCACATTAGTGTTCAACGACATATCAGTTACCAACGCCAAAAGCAGTCAATCTTACAACTACATGCGAATCAGTTGGTTGTATCCCAGCGTAAGTCCGTACGGCAGTTACATCCCCACAAGTTTTGGAACGGTTGATTTAGTCACAGTTACCCATTGAATTATTCCAAATAAAATGTTATAATTAGGTATGAGCCTAATTGCAAACACACTGTTACAGTACCTGCCAGGCAAGCGCAAAAGCACTCCTAGCGGTTGGATTGGGTTCAATGCGGTCTGTTGCGATGATAAAAGACAGCGTGGTGGCTTTATCATAAATGGCGGTGATGCTGTTAGTTATCACTGTTTCAACTGCGGATTTAAATGCAGTTGGCAACCTGGCAGACACATCAGTCAAAAGATGAACAAGTTCATGCGGGATCTGAATATTCCTGACGATGTTATTGCGCAACTGCGTTTGGAAGCACTCAAACTGGATACAAACAATACGGCTGAAGTTCGTAGTATCATCCCTAAATTTGATGTTCGTGCATTGCCCCTGGACAGTCAACCTATTACAGAATTACTAGACAATCCTCCGGACAAACTCATACCCATATTAGAGTACATGGTTAGCAGACGATTATTTCCAGAAGATTATCCTTTCTACTGGACATCCAAAGTTGGATTTAGCAATAGACTGACTATACCGTTCTTATACAAAGGCGAGACAGTGGGTTGGACTGCTCGTGCGATCAATGATGCTCAACCCAAATATCTTAGTGAGCAACAGCCCGGCTATGTGTTCAATTTGGACAATCAACAGTCTGCGCCTTGGGAGCACGACGACAAGGAATTCGTAATCGTTAGTGAAGGTCCGTTCGATGCACTAAGTATTGATGGATGTGCATTGTTGGGCGCTGAAATCAAAGACAGTCAAAATTGGTTGCTCAAACAACTGGGCAAAGAAATTGTGCTGGTTCCAGATAGAGATGAAGCAGGCATGAACACATTGATGCAAGCATTGGAGTTTGGCTGGAGTGTGAGCATGCCAGACTGGCCCAGTGAGGTTAAAGACATCAATGACGCTGTGATCAAACTGGGACGATTGGCAACTTTGTGGTTGATAGTTAGTGCCAAAGAATCTAACAGTCTTAAAATACAACTGAGAGCAAAAAAATGGTTCAAAGAATAATTGACTTTGTTTTATCCCCGATACGCCTATATAGAGAAAAAAGAGCGTTCAAACGCCGTTTGGCTGAACTGCGCAAACGCGACCCTTTCATTTACAAATGATTAGTTGGGGTATAAGTGCCAACAGCCACGATGCAGCTTTGGCTGTGTTTGTAGACGGACTGCTTGTGTTTGCCAGTCACAGTGAGAGGTATAGTGGCAAAAAAAATGACAGGGATCTCTGCATGGATTTGGTCATGGCAGCCAAACGCCACGGCAGTCCTGATCACATCTATTGGTATGAGCGTCCATTCCTTAAAACACTGAGACAATGGTATGCTGGTCAGGGATGGAGACGCAAAGACAATGATATTGAAATTTATTTGGCTCGTTATGACATTCATGCTCCTATAACTTATGTGGATCATCATCTTAGCCATGCGGCGGGAGGCTATTACACCAGCGATTTTGATCAAGCATGTGTACTGGTTGTGGACGCCATAGGCGAATTTGAAACAGCCACCATATGGAAAGCTTCAAGAGATAAACTTGAAAAAATATGGAGTCAAAGTTATCCACATAGTTTGGGTCTATTCTACAGTGCAATGACCCAGCGAGTGGGACTCACACCTAATGAAGATGAATACATTCTCATGGGCATGTCTGCATATGGCAACGAATCATTAGTAAACACAATAAAAAAAGATTTTATCTCCTATGGCAACAACAAGATAAAATTTCAACAAAATTTACATAGGGGATGCACACATTGGCGTCCTGATCTTACCGTGAAAGACAGTTTTGACATAGCATATGCCACTCAGGTGCTGTATGAAGAAATGTTTTGTAGACTGTTGGAAAAGGCTAGATTAAAAACAGGCAGTGATAATCTTGTGCTGATGGGCGGATGTGCATTGAATTGCAGTGCCAACCGATTGACTGGCAAATGGTTTGATAAAACTTGGATCATGCCCAACCCGGGCGATGCTGGCAGTGCTGTTGGCGCTGTGTTAGCCAAACATCCTGAATGGCGTATTAACTCCAAAAACTTCACACCTTTTTTGGGCTACGACATGGGTTACAGATCCAGTAATGAAGAAATTGTACAATATCTTTTACAACACAATATATGCGGCGTTGCCCGTGGACCTGCGGAATTCGGTCCCCGAGCACTGGGCAATAGAAGTTTGCTAGCAGATCCTCGAGGCGCCACAATCAAGGATCAAGTGAACGCTATCAAACAACGGCAAGAATTTAGACCTTTTGCTCCAGCAATACTGGAAGAACTTGTTGATGACTACTTTTACATGCCCCGTGGTTGGAGCACCAGCAGATACATGCAGATCATTGCTGATTGCAAGTATACCACACAGTATCCTGCCATTGTGCATCATGATGGCACCAGCAGAGTACAAACAGTGCCAAATGATGGCAGTGCATTTAGACAACTGCTGGAACTGTGGTACAAACAAACTGGATGCCCCATATTACTTAATACCAGTCTCAATATCAAGGGCCAGCCCATGGTGAATAACAGCACGGATGCAAGAAACTTTGAACGCCATTATGGTGTTAAAGTTTTCAACTAGAAAGTACAATAGCAACATGACACAAAATATAAATTATGGATTTGAGGTACAGAAACTGTATTTAGAAATGATGTTGAGTGATTCGGAAACTTTTGTTCGTTGCCAAAGTATTTTTGATCACACGTTGTTTGATCGCAAGTTGCAGGATTCGGCTGAGTTCATCAACAAGTATGTAGAGCAATACAGTGTGTTGCCCACATTTGATATAGTAAATGCGTCAACTGACAGCAATTTCAAGACACCAGAAGGCGTGAAAGAAAACAATTATGAATGGGTTTTGAACGACTTTGAAACTTTTATAAGACACAAAGGTTTGGAAAGAGCCATATTGGAAAGTGCTGATTTGTTGGAAAAAGGCGAGTATGGTCCAGTTGAAGAAAAGATCAAGGCAGCCGTACAAATTGGTTTGCAGCGCGACATGGGTACTGATTATTTTGAAGATCCTCGAGCAAGACTTTTGAGGATCAAAGACAAGAATGGACAGATCAGCACTGGTTGGAAAAGTGTGGATGACAGACTGTATGGTGGATTCAACAGAGGCGAGCTCAACATATGGGCTGGGGGATCAGGTGCTGGCAAAAGTTTATTCTTGGCCAATCTTGGTGTGAATTATGCCCTTGCTGGCTTCAACGTTTTGTACTTGACTTTGGAATTGAGCGAAGACCTGGTGTGCATGAGGATAGATGCCATGACTACTGGTATCCCCACAAGGGAGATATTCAAGAACATTGATGATGTAGAAATGAAGGTCAAAGTGATTGGAAAAAAGAGCGGAAATTTGCAGGTCAAATACATGCCCAGCGGTAAAACTGCCAATGACATCAGAGCCTACATGAAAGAGTATGAAGTGAAATTGGGACACAAGATTGATGTGCTATTGGTAGACTACATGGATTTGATCATGCCACTCAGCAAGCGTATCAGTGCTGAAAACTTGTTTGTAAAAGACAAGTATGTATCGGAGGAACTGCGTAATTTGGCAGTGGAAAAGAATTGTGTGTTTGTGACAGCGGCACAGTTGAATCGCGGCGCGGTGGAAGAGGTTGAGTTTGATCACAGCCACATTAGCGGTGGGTTGAGCAAGATACAGACAGCAGATAATGTGTTTGGTATCTTTACCAGTCGTGCCATGCGTGAGCGCGGAAGGTATCAGATTCAACTGATGAAAACTAGATCCAGCAGTGGTGTGGGCATGAAGATTGATTTGGATTTCAACATCGACACTTTGAGAATCACAGACCTGGCGGAAGAAGACAGCTATGGCAATGGTGCTCAAAGTGCCGGTAGTAGTTTGCTCAACAGCATCAAACAGAGACAAACTGTACAGTCCCAAGAGAATCCGTCCCAGGGTTTTGCAGTGCCCAAAGTGAAAGCAGAAGTGGCCAGTACCAAGTTGAGAGAACTGCTGAACAATCTGCCCGGTGACGACATCTAGCCACACGCTGGGGAAATTCAATCAGCGAAGCGCGGAAAAAAAATTATTGTTCGCGAAGCGTTGCGCGAAAATTCTAGATAGAATGCGCGAAGCGTAGCGGCCGAACGCCAGTTTCTGCTAGCACAAACCCTCATGGCCTCGAACTGTGGACAGTGTGATTGAACCATGTGGGCCTGACTCTTTGATCAGGTACTGTATAAATATGTTATGGAACCACATGCATCGGCGGTTACGGGCATACGAAGCATACTGTGTGAATCATGGCACACACAGGGTTTCCAAGTGCCCGACCATGTTACACAGTACATTGTGCGTATCTTGGCTGACAAGCTGGACAAAAATCCCTGGCAACCACAACCTTCCTATGCTGAACAGTTCATGATGCTGCGCACTCCTGCACAGGCTCTGGAATTGGGAAACACATGTTTTTTTACTCGATCAGTGTTTCCCGATCTGGGGCGCCGCAGAGGCATCTCATCCAGTTATTATGTGGATATTGGGCAAGCCTGCTATCATAGAGTGCTCACTTGGAGTGCCGTGCCCGCTGTGCAGATGCTGCATGACCATTTTGAATGGTGTGCAGAAATGACTCATACCGCGGTGCACAGTCAAGGCGCCATGCGACAGTTTTGGGATCTTGAATGACTCACACAATTGAACGCGACACAGCAGGCTTGTTCTTGACACTGCCTCAAGGAGTGGCACGAGCTGCAGAGAACACACGATTCCAGTTGGGAGAATCAGTGTACATCACTCAGCCACAGCTCACCCACGTTACAGTGCAGGACACGGCCAATCCTGCCACTGCATATCAAGAGTCCTGGCTCTTAACAGCCACTGTGGTTGTGATAGCCAGCCCAACTCCCGCTCCGCCCGCTTTCCGCATCATGAAACTTGTTACTCACACGGGCCTGTACTTGATCACTGTGAGTGTGCTGTGTGTTGCGGCTTTTGATCTGGGCCTTGTGTGCGGCTGGATATGGACTAGGCTGCTTTAATCATTCTGTGCTCACTTAATCACATAAATATCTATCTAAGGCAAACGAGGCACTCATGGATAGATACAAAGATCTAGAACAACTAGTACGACAATTTAGGCGAGATTTACCCCCGGATCCGCGATACGCAGACAGACTGGCAGAAGAATTGGAACTCATACGAGATCAGAATTTTGCCAAGCATTTTCTGCGTGTGAGAGAAATACTGGATCTCACAACTGACATACCACACATCACTAGAGGATCAGCTGGCAGCAGTTTGGTGTGCTGGCTCATGGCCATCAGCGATTTGGATCCCGTGGCAGAAAACATTCCCATAGCACGTTTCATGAATCCCAAGCGTGACGACCTTCCTGACATTGACCTGGACTTTCCGCACTGGCAACAGCTCACGGTCATGAACAGGATATTTAGGCACTGGCCTGGGCAGAGTGCTCGTGTGAGCAACTACGTGATGTACAAGGAAAAAAGTGCCCGGCGCGAAGCAGCCAAACGCCTGGGTGCCAAAGGCACACTGAAACGTGGCTTTGAATTCAATGAGGTGTTGCCCCAGCAAGAAATAGCTGAAGCTGAAAGAGTCACAGCCAAACTCATGGGCAAGAAACGTTGTATCTCAAAACATTGTGGCGGCATCCTGATATTTGATCGTGCGGTGCCCAAGAGCCTCATCAATGGTGAAAATCAAATCCTGTTGGACAAGTATGAAACTGAAGATCTTGAACATTTCAAGATTGACATCTTGGCCAACAGAGGACTCAGTCAGCTGTGGGCCATTGATCAGCGCCCACTCACTGACTATCCCGAACTGGATGAAAAGACCAGTGCGCTGCTGGCCAGAGGTGATGTGCTGGGTGTAACACAGGGCGAAAGCCCCGCCATGAAACGCCTGTTCAGAGCTCTGAGAGTGCAAACACGATCGGACTGCACCTTGGCCACGGCACTGATACGCCCGGTGGCCACACAGGGTCGTCGCAGAGCCAGTGCTTTTCAAGACTGGAGCTCAGACACCATACAGCAGGACACAGTGGTGTTTGAAGATGATGCCATTACCATGATAGCTGACATCTTGGAGTGTGACATGTACACCGCTGACATGTGGCGGCGAGCCTTTGCCAAACGCAATGAAGAAAAGATATTTGAGTTCATGCAGTTGATTGGTGATCATCCCAAGCGAGACCGAGTATTGGCCAGCTTGAGGGAACTCAGTCACTTTGGACTGTGCAGAGCACATGCCACCAATTTGGGCAGATTGATATGGGCCCTGGCCTATCACAAGGCACACAACCCCAAGGCATTTTGGCAGGCCTGTCTCAAGCATTGCGAAGGAAGTTACAGCAAGTGGGTGTACTGGCATGAGGCCAAACTGGCAGGTGCTGTGCCAGCACCCATGGAAGGTGGCGAATGTGCGGAGCTGGCGCAAACAGGTCGTTGGAGCAGTGGCAGTTTTATCCCAGCCTGCACTGAAATACGCCGCCCAGGCGAAGTGGAGTTTGTGGGGCTGGTGGCCAACTATCGTGTGTTCAAAAGCGGCGCGAAAGACTACATTACCTTTGCCACTGTGGGCACGGGCAATGGCAGATACCTGGATGTGATGTTGCCACATGCTGTGTCATTCTCAGATCAACCAATCCTGTGGGGCAAAGGCCGTTTGGACTATACAAACAGATCAGAATGTGTTAAAGTGTACAAAAGCAAGCGATTGCATTTGAAAGACATAGAGCACATCACATAATGGCAAGACTACACGTGTATCCACACTCAGAACCACGCACGGACATGACCATAGTGGGCGATGCAGCTGCACTGAGACAGCTGGGACGAGCTCTGCTGCACGTGGGTCAAACACCCGCGGGCTATGAGCGACTGAGACTGCACACCAGCGATGGCCATGAGTACACAGCCATGATTGTGTGCAGTGTGGCGGAAGAGGAATGGCAGGCCATGCCGCCCGCATATGGGGGCGCATCAAGACCCAGTTTGCAGGTGCTGGCGGATTATGACTCAGTGGTGCAGGAGTTGCACACCACCCACAGTGGTGGCAACGGATAGCATAAATATCCGTATGAGAGCACGAGAATTTGTAGTGGAATTTGACTTGGCACAGGTGGGCACAGCCCTGCAACAGGTGCCACAGAGATTGGCACAGCTGCCCCAGCAGGCCGCGGCCGCGGCGCGTGACCTCAACAGCCCCATAGTGGACTTGGCCATGAACACAGTGGGTGATGCCATATCCGTGAACTGGAGAGCTGAATACAAGGCGCAGTGTGATGAAGCCCTGGACATGATCAAGAGCCTCCTATTGAGTCAAGCGGAATCACAGGCTGAATCACACACCATGCCCATGCAGCTGTTGAAAACCTGGGGCAGTGCAGATGCAGCTGTGGCCAGACTTCAGCAGGTGCTGGGCAGAGTCAGCATCGCAGTGAGCACAAATAGAGACGGTGATCATGCGCGACCCCGAGACTTGAAAATCACCATGGATCCCTGGACCAAAACTCGTGATGCCAATGGTGTGGTATGGATAGTGGCTCATGAGCTGAGTCACATTTTGCACTATCAGTGGTATGCCACCTATGACGCGGATTTGGCTCGCAGCCCACAGGCAGCTGAGCAGTTTGCGGACAAAATGGCCGCGCAGATTCTCACCAGCATGGGCATAACCAAGGCCGTGGTGTTCCGACCAGACTCACCACCAGACTGGTATGAAAAAAGCACGGCCAGCACGGCCAAATCAACCACTGGCAGCCATCCCAGCCTGCGCGACAGATTTGACGCAAGCAAACGTCAGGGCGTGGAGCTGAGCTAGATCATGCCAGCTCAGGAATTAGCCATGAGGATTCCGTAGTGAAAGTCAGAGAAATCATTACGGAATCCCGTGTGAATGAAGCACCAGCCGGTGGTTATCGCCTAGTCAGAGTTGTTGATGGGTTGGATAACATACAGACCAATGGTGATGGATCATTGACTGCAATCGCTAGGTTTAACGGTCATAGTCAGAGAAACACCCTACACTTCACTGTTAACAGCATGGTAGGCGATCATAATATGGGTAAATTTCCCGGTAAGTATGTGATCATTGCAAATCCTGCAGAGATGCCAAGAGATCAAGCCGCAGGCGCTAGAGCAGAAGACACCTGGTATAGATTCAACAATGAAGGCGAAATAAACTTGGGTCGTGCTATCGTATTAGCACCCAAAGGTAGTAGTGTTCCCAATGGCATTAAAGCCCAATACTACAAAGGCGACCGTAGTACAGCCATAGATACAGCTTTTAAACAAATGAATGTGGGATTTCACGGTGTTGCTGGAACTGACGCAGTTATTGGTATACGGAATGATGAGTACCACAAAGATTTCTCAACACAGTACGGAACAGGGGCCACCCAAGGTGGACAACATGATGGTAGCCTTGAGGGTTACTTGGAAAGTATTCCTGCACGATTACAAGGTTATTTAGGACATTTACAAAAAAGCATACACTATGCACCACCTGGCGAGAGAGAAACTTATGTTACATCATACGCAAATGAAATAATCGCCAATTACAGAGATGATATAAACAAATGGGCAACAGCAAATCCACAAGAATTCAAAGTGAGTGCCACTTACTTTAATTATATAATTCAAGTGTTGGACGCATATCAGGCCATATTTACTCAGGCCCAACAAGCATATAACCAGCAGTATCAAGATTATCGTACAGCAGAGAAGCAATGGAAAGCAAGTAATCAACCAAGACCTGGAGAACCACCGCCATTGGATCCGGCGCCCCATCCACGGATGGCCACTTGGCCACCACCTGGATTAAACTTACAGATTCCCAAAATACAACTATCATATGCCAAGAAGAATCCGCAAGGTGTGGCGGAAGGCTTGGAGAACAATAATACAACAGCACAAAAAATATTCTTTGCTCGTAGTAATAAAACACCCAAAGGATGGAGTTATGACCATGTTGGATTTATAACTCAAGATGGACGACAAATTCAAATGAGTGGGCATAAAGGCAATGATGTATATGTCACTAACCAAGTGACTGATGATCCGGAGTTTCCTAAACAAAATATCAAAATTGTATCATTATCAAAACCAGTATCAGTTCCTACAACCAACTCAGTAGGAGCAGAAAATTGTGGGACATTTGTGGCAAATGTA